ATTTATGCCTGCTGCACCTTGTTGAGCACCTTGACGCATATAATCCATACCTTCAGCAGCACTACTACGTGTATCGTCATAGCCTTGTTGAGCCATCTGCTGAGCTTGATCAAAATAAGGTTGATAAGAACCTACGTTTTCACCTGTCATTTGCATAGCCATTCGTTGAGCAGGTGTAAAGTCTGCTATTCTATCACCTTGATAGTTATATGGTGTAGCACCTTCTACGCCTAGACCTTGTAGTTTATTAACTAAGTCTTGATTCAACAATGGCATAATGCCAGGAATATTTGCTCCTGGAACACCAGCCATAAACTGTCTATAATACTCTGGTGGTAAACTCTCGGTACGCCCTGTTGTTTGCTCTGTTGCCATTATGCCCTACCTACGCCCATACTCTGAGCTTTATTTTCATTCATATTCATCATATCATAAAGTTGTGCGATGCCCAACTCGTGATCGCCATTACCTATGCCAGCCACAGCTTGTTTTGTCATTACGAATTCACCATCTGCGAGTAATGCTGGTACAGTATCTTCATCACCTGAGCCTTCGGGGTCATCAATATCTCCACCGTGTTCTCTTAAATCTAAATCTTCTTTTGGTATTTGTCCACCGTCTGCTAGTCTTGCTATTTTGCCACCTTCTTTTACCTGTATCCGTTCAAACTCTGGAAAATCTAATTTATATTCCTCTTGTTTGCGTAAGAATTCTTCTAAACTTGAATTAACTGGATTATAATCATAAGAGTTAGCTAAACTAGGCATAGTGCCTGCTATACCTGAACTAGCACCACCGTCACTACTATACACATCACTAAGCACAGCAGGAGTTAAACCTTGTTGAAGATATCCACTTTGATCTATTGGTCCAGGCATCTCAGCTGGGGCATCTTCACCACCACTTAATGCACTAGCACCAATACCTAAAACACCTGCTTTTTGTAGTGCGTTTAGATTATCAAAACTACCCATTAAATCACCACTGCCGAATTTAGTTCCTTCAGCACCAGAAAACATGTCTCTACCTGTAGCCCCTACGTCTTCAAAAAATCCACCTATACCGCCACTACCTGTTTTTGAGTCACCAAATGAAATACCAAAACCATCACCTCCAGCACCAGATTGACCACCTTGAAGACCAAAACCTTGCGCCATACTAGCAGCAGCACCAACTTTTTGAGCACTCATAAAAGAGTCTTGTAAACTTCTACCTTCAGCTAATGAACCTATCCCTTGACCCCATTTAGCACCAGCAGGTCCAGCGATAGCAAAACCTATAACTGTGGCGATGTCTCGTGTGTTCTTTTTAACGAACCTTTTTACGCTTTTCCAAGCACTTTTTAAACCACCCATTATATTAATCTCATGATCATCTATTTATTATATATACAACTTTCTTCTACGTATAGTATGTCTCCACACCAAACCCTTTATTACTAGTACCTACATTAATAGATACATCACCACCAGTAGTAACTGTTACTCCACCTAAAACGGCTTTTGCCTCGTAGCCAAAGTCGATTAACCGTTGTCCAATGTCTAACCAATATTGACCAGTCCAGACTTGTAACACCCCTACAGTAGTATTCCATATTACGCTACCTTCGTTAAATTTAAGTGTGTCTCGTTCACTTGCTGTAATTTGTCTTGTATTATCAGGATCAAACGTAGCTAAATTTAATTCTAAAACTCTTACTAACCTATTATACGTATCAGAAGTAACTGAATCACCCATAGATTGAGGTAATCTAGTAGCTAAAAGTCTACTCATCGTTTTCCGTCGCTTCTAATCTCGAGCCTAGTAGCACCTAATCTCCAGCCCGTGTCAGAATTACTTGAGTTGGTATTAGTATCATCAGACTCTAACCGTAGAACTGCTTGTCTTGCTCTACCTCTTATGTGTGCTTGTTGTGTTGTACTAGCTATGCTACTAGTGCTGTTAGTAGTTAAAGTATCTCCTGGATAATCTCTAGTCTTTAAAACTAGATTAACTTTACCAGCTTCACTGTTACTTAGGAATTTGATATCAGGTATTATTTTAGATATAAAAGCGAATTGTTCGCCGTCTCCTATATCAAAATCACTACTTTCAATAAACACATTAGTCATAGGTGAGCCGTCATCATCAAATCCAAATTCCTGCTCGTATAAATAGTTATCAGTAGTAGCTCTTGGGTAATCAACTGTTCCTTCATCCAGCCAAGCTGTTCTACTCAGTTCACCATACGACCAAACGTTATCGTTATAATCAAACACAACGTACTTATCTACTTCAAGTGAAGTACCAGAAGGATAGAACCAACCCACTTCATCATGAGCATTATTAGTATAAGCGAGTATTTTATATGCCTGACCTGCATTTATATCATCAAAAACATAACTCAATACACTACAAGGTACTTTTTGAACACTACCGTTATACACGTAGAAATTATCATAACCCATCCAATACACCCCACTAGGTGAAGTTACTGCAGCATTAGGTGATATAAGACCAGTGTTATTATTGATCAAGTTAAGACCAAAAGTAAATGGTGGTCCAATAAAAGCCATACTATACAAAGCTGTGTCTGTCCAGATTAACGTTTCTTGTCTAGCTTTAACTGAACCTACTATTAAACTACCTTCTGATAATCTTAAATCACCAGCTGTATTAGTTTCTAAGGGTTCAAATTGTAATGGATCTTCTTGGTCTGAAAAAGATACCAGCATAGGGTCAAGTACCCCAGTTCTAGCACCACCGACTATTGGGTCAGCTCCTAAAACTATGACATGTCTATCAGTTTCTGATACTGTTACACCTAAACATATAGTAGGCACAAAACTAGCTCCACTAATACCTGATAATAGTACAGCTCTTGTATTTACATTATTAGTTTTGTCCCAATAGAAAATTTGACCGTTGCGTACAGCTATAATTAAATCTTCACCGAAATGATCGTGAGACCAATTTCTTAACTGATTAGTTGCAGATAAAGCATTTACCGAACCCCATGTACCATCGTTCCATGTCCCTGATCCCCAACCTGTTGATGCAACATATACGTCAAGACCCACGTTTATTTGATACGCACCGTCTACTCCAGAACCTCCATTGCCAGTATCGCTAGAGTTAGCTGTTAGTGTATTACCTGATGTGTCTTTAGCTGTAAAAGTATATGTATTAGTACTGGGTACTCCACTTATTTCATATTCTTGATTTAATGATGTTGCTACTATTAATCCACCTAAACTAACAGCACCAGAAATAGTAACAAAATCTCCACTCACACACCCATGACTAGAGTCTGTAGCAGTTATGGTAGAGCTACCGTTAGTAGCAGCAAAAGTTATCCCGTTAGTTGTTGTGGCTCGTATAGGTGTGACATCATTAAACGTATCACCTTCTAAAACATAGTATTTTAAATGAGTTCCTAGCCCTAAGAATTTGCTTCCGTCTAAAGCTACCCAAGAGTGTAGAGCACGACAAGTCCCTAAAAAACTATTGTCAGTATCTTTACGCCAACCACCAACTTTTTCTGGTCTTCCAGAATTAAATCTAACTAAATTTGAATCAAACCATCCCCCCTCATTATCGTAGGCTGTGCCTTCTCGCATAATTCCTGGTTTTAATACAAATTTACTTAACGGCATATTACACCTCGTGCCACTCTTTGCCTTGGAACAATAAAGCTTCGGCTTCTCTTCTTCTTATTAAACCTTCTTTAACTTGACCTGCTGCTTTATTCCAGCGTTTTATTTGAGACGGTACTTCTTCAAATTCTTTATTGTTTAATACTTTGAGCATTGTAGAAGATTTTAAATTAGCTGGTCCAAGATTAAATACCCACGAAACTAAAGCGTCAAATTCATTCTGTTTAAGGTCAACAGTAATCATATCGTTAATGTAACCTTCATACTCAGGCATTTCATGCATAAGTAAGTCATCTGCTTCTTTCTGAGTAATCTCCATATTTTCAGTTACGCCTTTAGTAGAACCATACCCAATAGTCAATACATTAGCAGCACATCGATACGACTTGAGCTCACAGCCTTCAAACTTTTTAATTAATCCTAATCCTTCTTGTGATATATTCATATACCTACTCCTTTTTATTTGTAGTAACCGTTCTATAGTACACAACAACTTCTTTAAGTTCATCTAAATACCTTTTCATCTCTTGCATATTATACGCCATAATCTCGTAATCTGGTATAGTCATAGCTAAAAACACCAGCTCACCTTCTTGTTCTTCTATCTGTGCTAATTGATCTTCCCAATTATCTGGAGTGACCACAATCCACATAGGTTCTTTAAGATCAATTTCCCTCGGCATCACTGGTTGAACTATAGTTCTCTCTAATGGTTTTGCCGCAACCTCTATCTGTTTACTAGGAATTAGGCTGCAACTGCAAGCCATCATCAAGACTATCAACTGTTGTGGTAAGTGTCTCAATTTCCTCAAAAATATGTTTTGTACCATTATTTATTTTCCTTTGCATTTTAATAGGATCAGCGAGTATTTTTGCTGATAATTCATAATTCTGTATAAACTGAGTGTATCTATTTAACTCACGTTGTGCTGCTTGACTTTTAATGTTTAATTCGTTTAACTGTCCTGTCTGTAACTCAAAATCTTTTTGTATAGTTTTTATAGCTTCCTCTTGAGTTGCTATAGCTCCTTCTAGTAAGACGTTATTAGTAGTGAGTGTTTTGTTTTCATTATACAAATAATAAGCACTTAAACCTAAAACTAATATGATTGCTATTAAAAATTGTTGCATTAAAGTTCCTCGATAATGTAGTTAAGTCCGCCTGAACTACGATATTCTATTTCTCGACCTTTTTCATTACGAAACTTTAGGTGGTTTTCTTTTTGAACAATAATCTTTTTTGTTATATGTATTGTATCATCTGAGTCTCCATACTCTTTGTTAAAAGATACTGTTACTTTGTGACGTCTTCTAAGATGGTATAAAACCCATTGTATACTTAACTTGATAATATTTTTAATTTTCTTCATACGTATAAATTTCTAATGCTTTCGCTTTACCTTTAACTTTTATAGGTTTCAATAATTTTAACTTAAATTTAGACTTTTGTTTAGTGTTTTGACCTATAATTAAATCTTTGCCCACTTCTTTAGTAGAACTTTCTAACCTTGCTGCAGTGTTAACTGCGTCTCCAATGGCTGTATAATCAAAACGTTGGTCACTTCCCATGTTGCCTATAATAGCTTCCCCAGAATTAATACCTATGCCGATAGCTATACTAGGTAGTCCTTCTTTCACCAACTCTATGTTCAATTGAATCATATTATTTTGTATTTCTAACGCACACTCTATAGCTTTGTCCTCGTGGTTTTTTAGGTCTATCGGTGCATTAAATATAGCCATCATAGCGTCACCGATATATTTATCGACCATACCTTCGTATTTTTGCACAGCAGACTGTTGAGCAGTAAGTGCTTTATTCATTATATACGTTACCTGTTCAGGTTCTACGCTTTCACTTAAAGAAGTAAAGCCCCTAACGTCAGTGAATAAAAACGTAGCATATCTTTTTTCTCCACCCAGTTTCAACAATTCAGGGTTATCTTGAAGTTTTTTAACCTGTCTAGGGTCTAAATAATGCTCAAACTGTTTTTTGATTTGTTGACGTAATTTGTACTGCTCTCTATAGTTGACATAAAAAGCAACAGTAAGTGTAAGCACTTGAGATATAAGAGTCCAAGACAAATCTATAAGGACACCTAACCGTATTAAATATACTGCTAAGAAGCTTGTAAAGGATAGTATTAATAAACTTAATAAAACGCCCCACGTAATACCAAAGTAGTTTATAATTGCCCAAATAAGGCTGACAGATAATGCTAAACTTAAAATTTCTACAGACAAACTATAATCAGGTATATATGGACTCTTTTCAATCAATATGGACTCAGATAATGCTGCTTGTATCTTGTGGGGTTCTAATAAACCAACAGGCGTGGCAACCTGTGGCATCACGCCTGCTGCAGTTATTCCTATAAATACAAATCTGCCTTCAACATTCATTTCTTGTAAATCAGTTTGGGGCGTATCTACCCAACTTATCCATTTACGACCTAGATTATCAACAGGAACAGAAGGTAATCCTTTTACTCGTATTTCTTCTAATCCATTAGCATTAGTTTTTATCACATAAGTTTTAGCGTCAACTAATGTTTTCAAAACTTGAGTACCAAAAGAGGGTGTCCATCCATCAGGAGTACGCATCAATAGTGGTAATCTACGAACTAAATTATCAACATCCGCAGGAGCAGAAGAAACACCTTCAAAAACGAAAGCACCCTTAGTTAAAACATCAATATTTTTAACTACGCCTTTAGAGTAGTAACCACCCACATCTTCTCCCAATATTACTGTGCCTGTAGTCTCAGGAAAAATACCATTAGGTGTTTCAAACGTAGCTAAAACGCTAGGGATATAATTAAGTGTTTCAGCAAACGCTTCATCGCCACCCATCCTATCTGCTTGAGGAAAAGATACAACCCAACCAACACCGATAGCTCCTTTGTTAATTAACTCTATCTGTATCTCTGCTAACCGTTGTCTTGGTAACGGATAACCACCCTCTTTTTCTATGTCTTTTTCAGTTATGTTTAAGATAGTGAAGTATGGTGACGGTTCTGGTATTTCAACAAAAGTATCAAATACTTTTAATTTTAATATTTCTGTAGCAGTAGAGTTAAACAAAAGAGGCAGCAACAGTATAGGCATAAGTATGAATATTAATTTTTTCATTATTCGCTCTGCGTAATTGTTATATTAGAGTCACCACCACCATTAATCTTAACAACGTTAGATACTCCGTCTTGAATAATAATTAAAGTATAAGAACCATTACCATTAAGATCTAATCTAACTGAGTCGTTTACCTTTCTTCTAAGACTAATTATATCACCTTGAACTAAAGTAGTTATTTGAGTATCTGGATCTTGTCCTATTCTAGTACCTGTTAAGTTAATACCACCTGCGTCTGCTAATACGTCCTCATCTTCTCCTATAGCTAATGAGTCTAGTACATTAAGTAAGTCTTCTAAAAAATTGGTGTCAAGATAATTAATATCAAGCTCGGTAAACTCAAGCTCATCCTCTCCTAAAAAATCTTCATCAAGATAATCAATATCTAAGTCATTAAAGTCTAGTATGTTTGCTTTAGCGTTTTGTGACACCTCTTCAGTAAGAGTTATGTTTTCTTTAGGTGGAGTAACAATAAGCATGTTATCTATAATGTCTAGGGTAAGGTCTAGTATTACAGGCTTACTTGGTTTGGATTCATAAACACTTACTGTAGTAGCTTGGAATGGCTTGTTTAATAAAACACTACCCATTGCAGTTACTACTTCTATTTCACCACTAGATAACCCTAAAGCGTCTGGTAAAAGTATTATTAATGATCTACCTAACTCATCTACAGTAGCTGTAAAGTCTGTCCCTCTTATTGCTATATTAGCTGTGGGTGTTCTTAAAGATATATTTTGTTTATCTATCCTGCCTAAGTTACCTGTAATAAACCTAGCAGTACCAAGCCCAAAGGTAAGAGCCATTTTTGCTTTACTGGGATCTGGATCATAGATGTATTCATCTATTATTAGTTGACTATGTTCAGTCAGTCTTACTGTTGAGTCATCAAGAAAAGTGATAGCCATTCTACCGTTAGTAGTAACAGCTTCGTCATTACTTTGAATAGCAAAATCTAATGAAGCATCTAATGGTTTATCTCTTACTATTTGTGCTGAACCATTTAGCTCAGATATACCACCAATATCAACAGCCGAGACTTGTTCCTTGGTCGTTTTGGATAATGCAAACAGTGGAAGCAGCATTGCCACCAACACTAATAACTTTAAGCCAGTCATTATCTTGCGTTGAGAGTTGTTGAATATTAAAATTTCTCTGACCTCCTGTATGGTCAAGATAGAAATAGCCACCTGCGGAAGCAGAAACACCTGTACCTGTATAATTAACTGTATTATCACTACCATCTATATCCATATAGTTTGTCGCACCATCAATATTGATATTTGAAACTACAGTATTATTAGAGCCTTGTATAATCCAATCTAGGTCAAGAGTGGCAGCTAAAGCAGTTGTTCCTTGATTTAATGTAAAGGTATTACTTGAACCTGTTACAGCAATATTTTGATTAGAAGAATCAGCACCATAAGTATTAGTAGGGTCAACTTGAATAGTGAAGACATTACTATTACCAGTAAAGTTGTATAAAGCAGTAAAGCTATCCGCCCATATATCACCTAGAAACTTATTAGTATTACCAATCATGTTTATGTCTATGGTCATGGTTGTTCCATCTAGATCAAACGGATTTAAACTTCCTGCTGATGAACTAAGTCCACCTATAATATTAGATATACCTAACTGTTCTATATCAAGGTTAAGCGTTGTTCCGCTTTGGTCCAGATAAATTTCGTTATCTGCAGCGTGTATTGGTAGAAAAACAAAACACAGTAGCGTTAATAAATAATTTTTCATGCTTATATTCTACTCCCTAGTTGGTAAATTGTAAACCCAATACTTTTTATCGTATCCAATTTCTATTAATTCTAAAACTGCTCCTTCTATAGCTTTCATCAGAGCTATCGTTGTTGACTCATTCCTTGAATTACCTAACTCTATTTCCACTAACTCTGTACCCATCTCTATGAATCTAAAAACGTCTTCTGATTTACCATAACTAAATATAGTTTTTTGACTTAATACTTCTATAAGTATTTCACCAGTAGCTACTGAGACCATGCGTAAAGAAACTGTAATATTATCTTCTCTGTATTGAATACTTGTGCCTATGCCAAGATACCGAGCTCCGATACCTCCTGTTGCTAAATTACTATCATACGAAATAACAGCACCTTCCATCAGCACCCCAGCAAATAACAATGGTGCGAGCTTCTTTTTCTTTTCTTCGTCTGTGGCAAACTGCTCTCTAGCAGAACGTATAAGTTGTCTTTCTTTAGTTAGATTGTCAAGACCAACACGTTCAACTACTCTAAAAAATTCACCATGTCCTGCATGTTTTAAAGTTCTTATTAATAACGTACTAGGAGATTGAGTTATAGCTGTAGAGAACAAAGCAAACTCACTATTGCTTTTACGTTGACCTGTTTGATCTGTAAACGCTGTAGGATAAACCGCAACAACTGGGCTAATAGTCGGTACAGGAACGTTTAGTAAATATTTAGAGTGAAGTTCATCTATACGTACTACGTCATGTGCTTTAAATCTTTGCTCGTATGTATCTTCATACTGTTCAATAATAGAGCAACTAGAAAGTAAAACTACCGATAGGAATTGTAATATGCGTGACTGTGCCATCTGCCTCAGTTATCTTAAGTGTTAAAAATGTGCCATCAGAAGTATATTCTATAGTATTACCTTCTAAAGTAATAGTTCCACTAGTTGATGGTGTTTCACCGAATAGGTTAGCTATCAGCTGTCTGCTTAATTCGGCATAGACTCGTGATTCAAAATTACGAATAAATCTTTGGACTGTGCTATTTTCTTTATCTCTTTCAGCTTCTTCTATAGCAGCTTTTAATTCATCTTTAATAGTTTGTTTTCTATTAAATTCTTGATTTTCTATAGTAAGGTAATGACTAGAAGTATTAACACCGTTAAACGATGGTGACTTAAACTTATGAGTAATTTGATCTGCTTTTACATTGGTTATGAACACTAAACCAAACATCACCAATCCAATAATAGCTAAAGATTTGATTAAAAAATTTTTGTCTTCTTTATCACGTTTGCTTTCTTTTCTTTTTTTCATCAAGCTTCCCCTTTTCTTTTAATTCTAAAACAGTATTAATCTTTTCTTTTAACCTTATCATATCTTGATCTAATAACCTAAGTTGATCAGTGAGCCTAATAATTGTTGTCTTCATTTCTGAAACAGCAGGGTCTATAACATTAGTTATAGTTTGCCAAACGAAATAAACAAAATAACCTAACCCAACTACCATGATCGTAGTAAAACCAAACTTCTCCACTAAAATTACTATATCCATTAATCTCTACGAGCATCTATTTTCCCATCTTCTACAAAGTTTTCTGCTCTTGCTATTCTTTCTAAATCTGGTTTTAAATTTAATGCACTAGACACACTTGTATCAATACGTATAATATCATTATTCATTATTGAAGCTCTAGTTATAAGCATTTTAGTTATACCTTGAACTGTCTTAATATCTTTAACCAGTCCTTCCATGAGTTGTTTCATAATAAGAAATATAAAATAACCCATAACAAGACCACCAGCTATGGGTAGTCCGACCTTTTCTATAAGGTCAAATACTTCCATAGTTTACTGGCTATTTATTTTGTCTTTTGCTGTTCCTGCATATAGTCCAAACCAAGCTGCTCCTGCTCCTACTACTACTGAAATCAACCCAGACTGTTCAAATGTTGGTGCAGGAAGGTCCATAAACCATATAGTACATTTATAAAGTAGTATGATGTAGACACTTAAAAATGCTCTAGGGAATATTCTCCAGGCATCAATCATATTAGATAACCATATCCATTTCTGCCATGGATTATCTGGAGCCTTATCGTTCTCTAACTCCATTATCTTTTGCTTTAATTCACCAATTTCAGAAACCATTGCCATGAATTTATTAAGATCAATCTCGACCTCGTTACGGCTCATGTCTCCGCTAAATTTATCACTATTATCATTCATTATATGTACCTCGTTAATACTATACTTGCTAATATGAAGGGATAAACAGCCCAGATCATATTTTCTAATTTATCAAAACGTTTTGAACCGTCTTCTAACCTTTTATCAATACTCTTATACAGAGCTTTACACTCTCTTTCATGTGATTCTATTGCATTTAAAGCATCTTTAGCAGTTGCCATTATTTCTTTTTCCTAACTCTTTTAGTTGTGTAGGCTTCATTAACATCTGGAGTAGATTTATCATCAGCTACATATTTCCCTTTTTTATTTTTAGCTCTTACTTTTACTTTTTCAGTTCCAGTAAAGTTATCCCAAAATTTTTGAATAAAATTCATACTACTTCTCCTTTGCTTTACCAATGTTTAAAGCTAACATGTCAATAAATTTATATATTTTAGCAACCCAAACATCATCTTTAGGTGTAGATGTGGATGCCGCAATTAAACTTGAAACAGTTACTATTAATGTGACCCAAGTTATTATGTCTGCAATCATGATTTATCCTCCTCTGGATTTTTTTCAGTATTTAAAACTTCTTCTGCTATTTTTTTAACAGATTCAATAAGGGCTTGAGAAAAAACATTTAAACTAGCTACAACTTGATCTAATTGAAATTCAATTTCTGTTTTCTTCGCTCTAAGATCTTTACATTGACGAGTCAAATATTTTTGTTGATCCGTCATATCAGATTCTTTTATCTCGTTTCCATCTATTGTGATAGAAGCTTTTTCTTTATTACTCATTTAATTTACCTCCTCAGGTTTAGTTTGAGTTTGCATTACATCCCAACAGTTTAAGTTGGATGCGATGGTTCGTCTTTCACCTTCACCTTTGAAGGGATAGACCATATGTTGCAACCAGTTAGGAAATACTAAAAGCTTTCCTACTTCTGG